CATTGATAATAGGCGCTGATTTATTGGGGACAGACTTGCGAAGTTGTTTAGATGATGCTTATGAGATGATCAAGGATAGAAAGGGATACTTAACCAGCGATGGTATCTTTGTGAAGGAGGAAAGCAAATGATTAAAGATTTTGTAGATCGGTTTATGCAGAACAAGGATGTGCTTCGGGCTAAGTTTGAAGCAGATTTCCCCCATGAATATAAGGATATTGTTAAGGCGGTGGTGGAGATCATCACAGCTAAAGAATACACCACCCATGATATTGACCCGGAGCGCATACATGAAATAGATGATGGGGATTACCAAGGTACATTGGTCTATGTGGTCGCAGAGAAAGGCTATCAACCATCTAACTATTACTACGTCAGAGTCGATTATGGTTCTTGCTCTGGGTGTGATACGTTACAGTCTATTGAGTCCACACATGAATTTTCGGCTGACAAAAAACAGTCTATTGACGACCTGATTACACTGGCTCTGCACATTGTACAAGGGCTTAAAAAGATGGGGGACGAAGAATGAGCAACAGACTACTAACAAAAGCCGAGTTTAACGCTCGGTGCAAGGAGTTTGCTGACAAGCTTAATGCTGGCTCAACGCCCAAGAAAGTCTGGATCAGCGATATGGGTGGCTGGTTTGCTACTGAGAGTTCTTGCGATATTCCTTATATGCGCGCGGATATTGTTGACGGGTTGATTGAGCCGCTGAAGATATTGGTTAAGTCAGACTTTGGAAGTGATGGCTGGACTCCTGAGCTAGATCGAGTAGGAGTGCAGATTAGAGCCGCGTTACAAGTGCTGGAAGAGGAATGAAAACAACTATCCATATAGAAAAGCTAGTCGATGAGCGGATCATGCGCAGAGCTTGCGATATGACACGCAAGCCCGGTATGAACCCTAGCGAGATGACGCTGGAGAAGATTTACAGGTGCGAACATAGTCCCGCAAGGACGCAAACATTCTGGATCGAATTGCAGAACATCTATACACTGGTTAGTGTACACTTGGTGAGGCATAATGTCGGCGTGAGCCACTTTGTAGAATCAAACAGGAAGGATCGTGGAGGCAATGGCGAGGAAACTCGATATACACCCGTCAATCATGGGCTATTTATCAATGCTCAGGCAGCGATAAACATGAGCCTAAAGCGATTGTGTTATGCTTCTGCTCCTGAAACTGTCTCAGTGTGGATGAAGCTAAAAAAAGCGATGAAGAAGGTTGATCCAGCCTTATCAGATCACATGGTTCCAGCCTGTGTGTATCGCAATGGGATATGTCCTGAGCTGAAAGAGTGTAAGCCGGGACTCGCAAAGGTTATGAAGGCCTACGGGAAATAAATGAGCGCGAACGATAAACAGATTGCTGGTAGCCATTACCAAACCCCAATCCAAGTGTGGGATTTTATTGCAGCCAATGAGCTGGATTGGTTTCAGGGTACAATAGTAAAGTACATTACCCGTTGGCGACACAAAGGAGGCATTGATGATTTACTCAAAGCGCAGCATGTGCTGGAAAAGTATATAGAGGTTCAATGTGGAACAAAGACACATAATCCATAAGACTTGCGAGTATTGCGAGTTTTATGACATTATTAGGACTGAGTATCGTTTAGGAAACTGCGCACTGGATCACTTTCAAGAACCAATTGAGGTATCTGCTGATCATAGTTGCGATCAATGGTTAGAGAGGACTGAGGATGAATAATTATTACGTTTATGCGCTTGGCAAATTAGAAAAAGCCATGCAAGGATACGGCATTGAATTCACTTACACCTAAAGAAGAAGCGTTTGCTGTGGCCGTTGCGTCAGGAATGAACTATTCTGATGCCTATCGAGTCGCTGTTAAAGTAAGGCCAACAACAAAGCCTGAGACGGTCAATCAAGAGGCTTCTAAGATCATGGCAAGGCCCCATGTTCGCACAAGGGTTAATGACTTGAGGAAACCGATAGCGGAGAAAGCTATGATTACGCTAGAATCGCACATGGAGCGACTAAAAGAGCTTGCTCAGATAGCTTTAGACAACGGGCAAGTGGCAGCGGCTATTAAAGCGGAAGAATTACGAGGCAAAGCATCCGGTATTTATGTAGAGAAGAAACAGATCACTGGCGCAGATGGTGGCCCAGTTCAACACGCGCTCAAGGTGAAGTTTGGCGATTGAGAACTTCCCAACCAAGAAGTACAGCATTATTTATGCTGATCCTCCGTGGCGTGTTCAGCGTGGTCCTGATTGGAACAGCAATGGTCCAAGCAAGCCTTTACCATATCCAACAATGTCAATTGAAGACATTAAAAGCATTCCGGTTAAATACATTAGCCAAGACAATGCTCATTGCTATATTTGGACAATAAACAAGTATATACCTGAAACTTATGATATCGCTAGGGCATGGGGGTTTAAGCCTTCGTGTTTGCTGACATGGTGCAAGCCACGGCATGGGATTGGGATTGGCGGAACTTTTGTTCAAACGTCTGAGCATTTATTATTTTGTCGAAGGGGAACATTGACTGCACAAAAACGCATTGATTCCTCATGGTTCGAGCATAAGAGGTTAAAACACTCTGAAAAACCGGATATGTTCAGGCGAATGATTGTAGATGTTAGTGGTGATTTACCAAGAATAGAGCTGTTTGCTAGGGATCGGTTTGAAGGCTGGGACGCTTGGGGCAATGAAGTGTGACTGCGCTCGAAACAGTCGTTAACTTCCCACCCAAGCTAAAAGGTGTCTTCGACCCTTACAGGTACAAAATAGCTTATGGTGGGCGAGGCTCAGGCAAGTCCTGGGCTTTTGCACGTGCTTTGCTGATCCAAGGCGCAGAGCATACAATGCGCGTCCTCTGTGCACGTGAGGTACAGAAATCGATTAAGCAATCCGTTCACACGCTCTTAGTTGATCAGATACAAGCATTAGAGCTTGGTTACTTCTATACTGTTACTGAGTCTGAAATACGAGGGTTGAACGGGACAACCTTCTCATTTGCTGGCCTAGCAACCCACACTGTTGAGTCTATCAAGTCATTTGAAGGCTGCGATAGATGCTGGGTCGAAGAAGCCCAAACGGTCTCCAAAAAGTCTTGGGATATCTTAATCCCTACCATTCGTAAGCCTGAGTCTGAAATCTGGGTATCAATGAATCCAGACCTTGATACTGACGATACTTACGTCCGGTTTGTCGTCAACAAACCGGACGATTCATTGCTGCTTAAAATCAACTGGTCAGATAATCCTTGGTTCCCTGAGGTCCTCGACAAAGAGCGTTTACACTGTAAGGCTCATAACCCCAAGGACTATGACAATATATGGGAAGGTAAGCCTAAAACAGTCGTTGACGGGGCTATCTATGCTGATGAGTTCCAAGCCCTAATTGATGACCACAGAATTACACGCGTATCACATGATCCAGTCCTGAAAACGCATTGCGTGTTTGACTTGGGATGGAATGACGCAATGACTATTATCATGGTGCAGAAGTCTGGATCAGAGGCCCGCATCATTGACTATATCGAGGAAACGCATCAGACGCTCGATTGGTACAGCAACACCCTGAAGCAGCGTCCCTATAACTGGGGTAAGGTATACTTACCGCATGATGCTGTTAGCAAAGACTATCGTACAGGTAGATCAGCCGCAGAGATTATGACTCAGCTAGGATGGTCTGTTGAGGTGATTCCGATTGGTGACGTAGAGCATGGGATACGCTTGAGTAGGTTATTATTCCCGCGTGTATGGATGGACAAAGAGAAAACAGCACGATTACAGGAGTGCTTAAAGCGTTATAGACGCTCAATCAATGCTACAACTAATCAACCGACCGGCCCGTTACATGATGAATATAGTCACGGCGCAGACGCATTCAGATATCTGGCCACCGCCATAGACTCAATGCGAAATGATAATATCCAGCGCAAGCGAAGCCTTGACCAAGGCGCTGGGTCTTGGATGGCTTAACGAGAGACACTTATGAATGTAGATACAGACGCAGTAATGGATTCCTTAGGTGGGGCTGACCAAGACCCCGAGCAAAAGCTACTTAGGGAGATACGCGAACGCTTTCAGCAAGCGGTCGAGTTTGAATCTGTTAACCGGCAAGAGCGGCTCGATGACGTGCGGTTTGCGCGTCTAGGCGACCAGTGGCCAGAATACGCGAAATATGATCGTAATCGCCCGGGTAAAGAGCGGCCCATGCTAGTAGTCAATCGACTATTGCAGTTTAGAGATAGGGTCGTCAATGAAATCCGGCAGAATACCCCAAGCATTCGCATTCGACCAGCGACTAACGGCGCTGATCAAGAGACAGCAGAAGTCTTGATGGGGTTGGTTCATCACATACAGGATAATAGCAATGCTGCAATCGCGTACGATACTGCTGTTGAATGGCAGGTTGATACTGGGCTTGGATATATCCGAGTCCGTAACGATTGGTCCAGTGATACTAGCTTCGATCAAGAAATATATGTCGACCGCATTCCTGATCCATTCAAGGTCTATTACGATCCGCATAGTAAGTCACCTGATGGCTCAGACGCTTGCTGGGCGATCATAGCCGAGGAAATACCGAAAGACGAGTTTAGACGCTTATATCCAGACGTAGATGAGACTAACTTCGACGCGGCTGGCAATGGTGACATGCAGGGCTGGTACACAAAGGACAGTGTACGCATTGCGGAATATTATTGGCTAGATCATGAGCCAGCAGAGATACAAGACCCCGAATCAGGCCAGACGCGCTCCACATTCGTCAAGCGTTGTATGTGGGCTAAGTGTGTTGGTGACAAGGTGCTAGAAAGCACAGAGGTTCCTACCAAGTACATTCCTATCATTCCTGTTATTGGGCATGAAATCTGGTTACAAGGTAAGTGTTACCGTTCTGGCCTTGTACGCAATGCTAAGGACGCTCAGAGGCTCTACAACTACTATCTTTCAGCCAACGCTGAGAATGTGGCGTTAGCCCCTAAAGCGCCTTTTGTTGGGGTTGCTGGCCAGTTTGAGAGTGATCCTAATTGGGGACGCGCTAATAAGGAATCTCTCGCCTATCTTGAGTATGATCCCGTAAGTATTGCGGGGACACCTGTAGGCGCACCACAGCGCGCTATGCCCCCACAAGCATCACCCGCCATCATGCAAGCCCTGCAACTCGCAGAGAATGACATCATGCAGTCAATGGGGATCTATCAGCCCAGTCTAGGTGGTGAGTCTAACGAAACCTCGGGACGCGCATTATTGTTGCGTCAGAAGCAATCCGAAGTCGGTAATTTTCACTATCAAGACAACCTGAACCGCTCCATTCGGCAGGTCGGTCGCATTGTTTTGGACATGATCCCCAAAGTTTATGACAGAGCTAGAGTCCTGCGCATATTGGGTGAGGACGGTACTCCACGTGAGGTACAGATTGACCCCAATCAACAGCAAGCCTCAACGGGTACTGATAATCCTGAGATAGATAGTATCTATAACCTCGGTCTAGGTGAGTATGACGTGGTATGTGATGCTGGCCCCAGCTACGCTACCAAGCGCGATGAAGCGGCTAACATGATGCTAGCACTCACACAAGCTAACCCGCAGCTATTCCAGACCATCGGGGACCTGATGATGAGGAACATGGACTGGCCGGGAGCAGACGAGATAGCCAAGCGCTTGCAAATGCTGTTACCACCTGAATTACAGCCAACAGCACAAGGAGAAAAGGTCGATCCTAGCGTTATTCAGGCCCAACGCATGATGGATCAAATGGCTGGTCAGATGGAGCAAATGAGCCAAGAGTTACAGTATTTACGTGATGAGCGGATACTTGCCATCCAAGACAAGGAACGTGAGTGGTTTGACAGCTTTACCAGACGAATGCAAGCAGAGGCCGGACTGATGACGCAGACCACAGGATTAGAGAAATTGATCCAAACTAATCTAATTAAGATGCTTGGTCAAACTACCCCAACATTCGCAGAAGAAGACGCGCAATTTGAGCAGTTAGAGCAGCAGGCCATGCAAGCCGCTATGCAAGCCCCGCCAGAGCCACCACAAGGCGCACCACAAAGCGCTACACGTGGACCCGGGGCAATGACACGTAAACCAGATACCGCCGCGCTAACGGGCGCACAGAAGCCAGAACAACAGTAAACACTAGAGGGCAATATGAGCGATGACATTATCGAAAGCACAGCAGAAGCAATTATTGACGATGTACCTGCCGAACTCACCGATGAAAACGCGGTGGAAGTGGAGGACGCTGGACAACCGGAAGGTGAGGAAGTTCCTGAACCTAAGGCCGAAAAAAACCCTTGGTATAAGCGCAGGATCGACGAGCTAACGCGAGATAAGCATGAGGCCCGTAGACAGGCTGAGAGGCTTGAAAAGGTTTTGGAGCAGCAAGAGCAGATGCTGCGCCAATTCTCGCAAAATAACGTACCACAGGCGGCCCAAGGCCCTGTTGCGCCCAATGCTGATGACTATGTGGGCGGCGAGTTCGATCCGCGTTATATGCGCGACATGATGGCGTACACACGCCAATCAGCCAAGATGGAGGCTATCGAGGCTGTTAAGCAAGAGCAGCAGGAGACCATGCAGCGTCAGGCTTTAGCGGAGCAACAGCGTAAGCTGGAAACAGCAGAAGCAGCCGCAAGAGCAAGATACAGTGATTATGATGGAGTTATTGAGCAGATTACGTCTGACCCTATGCTGGCTCAAAACCAGACCATTCGACAAGCCCTTCTAGGCTTGGAAAATGGACCTGAAATCGCGTATACACTAGGTAAAAACCTTGATGTAGCGTACGAAATAGCGAACATGAATCCCATACAGGCAGGGATGAGGCTGGCTGAGATAATCAATCGCGCTCCAAGGAAGGTGACCAACGCACCAGCACCTATTAAGCCTATATCCGCTGTCGGCAATACGCCGGGAAACGCTAAAGACTACTCGCAAATGAGTACAGAAGAGTACATTGCAGCGCGTAATGCTGAGGACATGGCGGCACGTCAAGCCCGATATAAGCGGTAGGCTATGTTAATGTAAACTGCCTCCCAAAAGGAGGTGTGTTTATTGCTCTACCTCGAAGGCGCTATGAAATACTAGCGCCTTTTTTGCTTTTGTGATATAAAGCCATCACCAGTGATTCATTTAGCCGTGAATCATTGCGGCAAAGTCAGACAATTCGAGGGATTGGCTCCCGTCTGAACGAAATAAAAGGCTATTCACTTTTATTTTTTTCTTTTGGAGGACGCCAATCATGGCTCAAAATAATCTGCTTACTATTAGCATGATTACCAATGAAGCTCTGCGTATTTTGCAGAATCAGCTGGTATTCACACGTGCTGTTTCCCGCCAGTATGACAACAAGTTTGCCATCGAAGGCGCTAAAATCGGTACTACTATCAACTTGCGCAAACCCCCGCGCTATGTTGGTCGTACCGGCCCCGCACTGCAAATCGAATCTTCCGTCGAAACCTATGTACCGCTGACACTGGAAACCCAGTTTGGTGTGGACATGGCTTTCACTACTCAAGATTTGACGATGAACATTTCCGACTTTGCGGATCGTTTCATCAAGCCCGCTGTTGCAACTATTGCCAACAAGATCGACTTTGATGGTCTTCAGCAGTATGCAAATGTCTTTAATATGGTCGGTACTCCCGGTCAGCTGACTGACGGTGCTACCACCCAAGCTGAAGCAACTGCTGCTATTTTGGCTGCACGTGCACGTCTTAACCAAATGGCGGCACCCGTTGACGAGCAGCGCCACATTGTTGTCGATCCGACTGTTGAAGTGGGTATCGTGTCTGGTTTGACTAATTTGTTTAACCCGCAAGGCACTATCTCTGAAATCTTCAAGAAAGGCGCTCTGGGTGACAACACATTGGGCTTCAACTTCGCAATGGATCAGAACGTAGGTAACTTCACCTCTGGTTCCTTCGTGGTTGGCACTAGCACGATGGCTGTTGCATCACAGGCTGGTGGCACTGTACAGAACAACGCACAAACCGCGTTCACTCTGTCTGCTACCATCACTAACGGTAAGACCCTGACTGCTGGCACTGTAGTCACCATTCCCGGTGTATTTGCAGTGAATCCCCAGAATCGTCAGTCTACTGGCTCTCTGGCTAACTTTGTTATCACCGATGCCGTTACCGGTACTGGCTCTGCTCAGAATATCAGCATCTTCCCGACCCCGGTATTTTCTGGCCAGTTCCAGAACGTAACCAGCACCAGCGGCGCTATCCCGGCAGCGAATGCTAGCGTTATCTCTGGCTCTGATGGTGCAAGCTACCCGAACGCTATCGCATTCCACAAAGATGCTTTTGCTCTGGGCACTGCTGACCTTCTATTGCCGCAGGGTGTAGATATGGCTGGTCGTTCATCTGCTGATGGTCTGTCAATTCGTCTGGTTCGTCAGTACGACATTAACAGTGATCAGCTGCCTTGCCGGTTGGATATTCTTTATGGATGGTCAACCATCTATCCTGAACTGGCTTGCCGCATCACGGGTTAATAGGAGAAAATCATGTCTAATCCTGGTCCAAATATTGTAGCTGAGTCACTTACACGTGGCGAAGCTGTTGTAACCGCCACCATTACCCCAGCATCTATTGCTGCTGGTGCTTCTACCGCATTTACTTCCACTGTAAGTGGTGTAGCGGCTGGTGATCACGTTAGCGTTAGTGGCGCTACAGGCGTGGCTGCTTATGCAGTAGCCGCTTATGTATCTGCTGCTAATACGGTTACGATTGTTATCAACAATCCGTCAGCAGGTGCTCTTACCCCTAGTAACAGCACCTATCTAGTGCGCGTAACGCGTCCGTTCCCTGTCGCATCCAGTGTCACCACTTTCGGTGTCAACGATCCGATGAACGCAGGCGCTATTCCGCTCTCTAGCTGATCAGCACGTAATGGGGGGCCACAAGCCCCCCATTTCTATAAGAGAATGTTATGGGTAGACCACGCACAGTGAGACCTGAAGACATGGAGCCACAAGCTCAAGAATTTACATCAGAAATGCCGTTAGAAGCTCCTAAAAGCGCTCCTGAGGCATTTTTGCTATTAGACCCTAGCTCACGTCCTTCTAAACGGTTAATGCGCGTACACAGCGTTACAGAGCGAGACAGGATGTTATCACGTGGATGGGTGTTATATGGGTGAGTTTATCGCCTTGTTGTTCATGGCAAGGGATATCACGCATCGGGAACATCTGAAAACGAAATCCTATGCCCAACACATGGCGCTCGGTGAGTTTTATCCCGCCATCATAGAGTTTGCAGACAAGATAGCCGAGGCTTATCAGGGCTGTGAGGGGAAGCTGATTACCATTCCCCAAATAAGGAATACTGCAAATGGCAGTGTTGATTCTATTTTGAGATCACATCTAGCATGGATCAATAAAAATAGGAAAAATCTGAGTGATGAATCATCTATTCAGAATATCGTCGATGAAATCGTGGGTCTATATCAGACCACGCTGTATAAGTTGAAATTTTTATCCTAATGGAGCAATAGCAATGCCTGAGAAAATTGAGCTGTCAATCAATGTTGTAAACGCTGTTCTGACCTACCTCGGTAAGCAGTCGTTTGAACAGGTTGCACCCCTGATTAACGCGATCCAGCAAGAAGCATCCCCGCAGATTCCTGCTCCTGCTGTCGTTTCTGAAGACGAGTAAACCGTTATGGCAAACATCAAGATTTCCCAGTTACCATCGGCAACTGCTGTAAGTGCAAATGTTGATGTTTTGCCTATCGTGCATACAGGGGTGACTCAAAAAGTCACCCCTGACCTGCTTGTAAACGAAGTATTAAAAGCCCCTGATTATATCGGCTCAGATACGCCAAATGACGCTGATTTTGTTGACGTAGTAATCAGCGGATCACTGACTGCATCACCTGCCAGCAAAAATATCACTCTATCCCCTACTGGTTCAGGACGCATAAACATGCTTCCCGGTGGCGGTATGACGGTAGCTCCTGTGGGGCTAGGCACAATGGACAATGTGGTTATTGGCTCAACCACAGCGCAGAGCGGTGCGTTCACGTCTCTTACGTCATCCAGTGCAACCACGCTCAATGGCACAACAATTCCAGCCTCTAAAACACTACTGGTAACAACGGACATAGGGTCATCCGTACAAGCGTATGACTTAGACTTGGCTGCGATTGCAGGATTAACCGGCACTAGCGGATTTTTGAAGAAAACCGGCGTTAACTCATGGGCGCTGGATACCATTATTTCATCCGGTACCGTCACGGACGTTGCGTTAACAGCGCCTACTGGGTTAACAGTGAGCGGGTCCCCCATCACCACGTCTGGCACCCTAGCGATTACGTACACATCTGGTTACTCTCTCCCCACCAATGCCTCACAAGCCAATTGGGATACAGCCTATGCTGATCGGCTAAAGTGGGATGGTGGTGCAACTGGACTGGTTGCGGCGACTGGCCGCACTAGCCTAGAACTAGGGACTCTCGCAACGCAGAACGCTAACAGCGTATCCATTACCGGCGGTGCCATTAGTGGTGCATCTGGATCATTCACTACGCTGTCAGCAAGCTCTACCGTCTCTGGTACTGGCTTTAGTAACTACCTCGCCTCACCTCCTGCTATCGGTGGCGCTACGGCAAGTACAGGTCGGTTTACGACCATCACCTCGACTGTTGCAACCGGCACAGCGCCTTTTACTGTAGCTTCTACCACTAATGTCGCAAACCTCAACGCAAGCTCTCTGAACGGTGCGACGTTTGCAGCGCCGGGAGCAATCGGAAGCGGCACAGCCGCAGCGGGTACTTTCACCAATCTTAGCTATACCGGCACTCTTACAGGCGGCACGGGCGTTATCGCCATCGGCACTAACCAGATTTACAAGGATGCGTCTGGGAATGTCGGGATTGGGACGAGTTCGCCGGGGACTAGGCTGGATGTACTGTGTGCAACAAACGGTGGGTTTAGGATTACAGATGGCACACACACTTGCCTATTAACCCCGTCAGGGGTTGGCGGTATTGCTTTATATGCAACGTCTAACCACCCGCTGGTTTTTGGGACTAATAATACAGAACGCGCCCGCATCACAGCGGCGGGGAATTTGTTGGTCAACGATACCGTTGAGCGCGGCGGAAAAGTCGTTGTTACAAATACCCCAACATCGCAATGGGGTATAGACCACTCAGGGTCGCAAATTACTTTAACGAATGGCGCAAATGCTGTACTGGCTACAGGGTCGGGTCTCATAGTTTTGAATAGCCACACTACCGGTGAAGCGGGTGTATATTTACTCTGCGGAAGTTCAATATTCAAGCTCGGCGGCAATGCTAGTTATGTAGTTAGCAGCACCCCATCAGCGGGACAAGTAGGTGTGGGTTGGACTGGATCAAGCTACGCCATTTATAACAATGTTGGCTCTACTCAAACTTTTGGGATAGCCATGATACGCACTAGAGCTGCCGTATAATTAAGGTCCACTAATATGACTACTCAATACACTTGGCAAATATCCGCACTTGACTGCATCCCAGATGTTAATGGAATGCTTGATTACGTCGTAACCAGCCACTGGCGTTGTTCCGGCGATGATGGCGAAGGGCATACCGGATCGTGTTATAGCACTGTCTCATTCACTGTCGATCCCGACAAACCCAACTTCGTGCCCTTCGAGGACATTACGGAAGCACAGGCTATCCAGTGGACTCAGGACGCATTGGGCGAAGAACAAGTCGCGGCTGTATATACAAGCATCGACACACAGATCGAAAATCAAATCAATCCACCTATCGTCACGCCAACTTTGCCGTGGCAGACACCTGTTTCTATAACCCCCATCGAGGAATAAACCATGCCCGAAAAAATCACGCTTTCCACGAACCTAGTCAAACAATCCCCGTAGCGACCGTACATCAGGCGCTATTCTCGGACTACATTAACAGAGCGATGGCTCGTGATGATGGGGCTAACCTAGTTCCTCCTGTTGAGCCTGTTGACGCTTAACTATCTTTAAGAGTAAGTATTATGGCTAATCTCGGTCCGTTATATCAGAACCAAACATACAGCAACCTGCTACAGATTGATGGGGGGCTAAGTGCTGACCTGAAGAAAGTGCTAGATGGTGATGGTAACGAATCTGGATTATCTCTGAGCTTTACAGCGGCCAGTATCACGGGGCTAGTATCAGAATCCGCTAATAACCTTTACGGTGGGGCTGCTGGTACCATCCCTTATCAGTCATCCTCTAATAACACGGCGTTTACTACGGCTGGCCCTGTTGGATATGTGCTGTCCTCTAACGGTACTCTCCCGCCGACATGGGTCAATACTATCCCATTTTCCTCATTTGCGGCACAAGCCACTAATATAGGCGGCGGTGGCTTGGGTCAGCTTCCGTACCAAGCTGATCTCAATAGCACCTCGTTTGTTCCTGCTGGTACTCCCGGTCAGGTTCTAGTCTCCGGTGGTCTATCTGCGCCTTTTTGGAGTAATTCAGTACCGGCTGCTGGAACAGCCGGTACTGCTAACGCTGTCTTGGGCGGGGTCGCTGGCAACCTCCTGTATCAGTCAGGCGTTAACACTACCAGCTATGTCACCAATGGCCTGAATGGGCAATATCTGCGCTCTCAGGGCGCTCTAGCGCCTATCTGGGACACTCTAACCGCTGGTGACGTGGGTGCTGTTGCAGCGGATGGCAGTATCGCCATGACCGGCAACCTGAATGTAGGCTCTAACCGCATACTCAATGTTGCACCCCCCGCTATAGGCACTGATGGCGCTAACAAGGACTATGTGGACGCGGCTGCTACAGGCCTGAAGATCAAGACGGCGTGTCGAGCGGCTACAACGGGCAACATCACTCTTTCTGGCCTACAAACGGTTGACGGTGTGGCGCTTAACAACCTTGATCGAGTGCTAGTCAAAGAGCAGGGCGCACCTGCAACTAACGGCATCTACTTGGCCGTTTCTGGTGGTCCGTGGACCAGAACAGCCGACGCTGACACATGGAGCGAACTGTACGGCGCAACGGTATTCATCACCAACGGTACCGTCAACGCTAATAGCACATGGGCGGCTACCATCCCATCTAGCGGTGTATTAGGCGTTGATGAGATAAGATTCGCGCTCTTTGGTGCATCCGCGTCATATACTGCCGGTACAGGCCTGAATCTCATAGGCTCTCAGTTCTCACTTGCAACCCCTGTTACTGTCTCGAATGGCGGCATAGGTGTAAGCACGATCACAGGCATCCTCAAGGGTAACGGAACCAGTGCCATATCGACGGCCAACGCCGCTGATATAGTCGGGGTGATTGGTGCTACTACGGTACAGAACGCAACAACCGCAGTCACCTGTACAGGGAATGCCGGATCAGCCACGGTCTTAGCAACCGCTAGAACCATTAACGGCGTGGCGTTTAATGGATCAGCCAACATCACTATTGAAGCTGGTACACCTAATACGCTGTCCTTTAGCGCGAGTGGCGCTGGTATAAGCCCCGGTGGATCATGGCGTGGTCTAACTGACGTAACCGTTTCTTATAACTCGATTGGTGCGGCTGCGCGTGACGGCTCTAACGCAACCAGCGTTACTCCTTGGAACATTAACATCGGCGGTGTGGCCAGCGGCTTAACGGCTGGCGTTATTCTTCCAGCCACACAAGGCGGCACAGGGTACGGTACAGGCTCTCCATACACGGCAGGAAGCCTCCTGTATGCGTCCACGCCGACCAATATAGGACAGATCAACCCATTAGCGACAAATAACAGGGTACTGCTTAGTGGCTCAACTCCCGCGTGGGGGCGCGTGGCTCTTGCAACCGACATGGTGGACGGTGTGTTGCCTGTAACTCGCGGAGGAACGGGAAACAATGTCACGTATCTCGGGAATGCGGCTATCTATACAAATCCCACTGGAGACACGTTGATTTCTGGGCTTTTGCCGGTAGCCTCTGGTGGGACCGGCGCTAATAATGCGGCACAGGCCCGATTCAATCTTGGCGGCACGATTTTGGGCGGCAATCTCTTTACTATCCCAAATCAGGCCGCAGTTACTTTCCCAAGATTCAACGCAGACAACACTGTTTCAGCTTTAAGTGCTCTTGACTTCAGAGCGGCTATTGGTGCGGGGACGGGAACCGGTACAGTCACCTCGGTGGGATTATCTGCACCTGTTGGCTTAACCGTGTCCAGCTCTCCGGTTACTGCATCAGGCACATTAACCCTGACATATACTGCTGGATACTCTATCCCAACAACAGCAAAACAAGCTGAATGGGATGCTGCTTTTACTCAGAGATTGCAATGGGATGGTGGAGCCACTAATTTAGTCGCTGCAACAGGCCGAGCATCCTTGGGATTAGGCAATATTGCTACGATCAACACAACCGGCTCAACCACTAACTTCCTGCGTGCTGATGGGACTTGGCAAGCACCAACAGCCGCTTCCACAGGCTGGACTCTAAGCGGTACCAATACATATACTGATAATGCCATTTTGCAAGGACTTACAACGCCTGTTGTCAATGATGTTTTCCAGTATATTTCTTGTCAGCTTGCAGGGAAAGCCGGTGATGTTGGCGGCAATTTAGGCTTAATACAATATTCAAATGACGCTAGTTGTTCATTTTTGACGTTTGGTAAAAGTCGTTCCGCTATAAAGGGGGAAAACTTTACTAGAGTCCTTGATGGCGACGATTTGGGGGAAATCAGGTTTTCAGGAACGACTGGATCAGGGTTTAGCTCAGGTGGGTTTACCACGTCCATTGTTGAAAACATGGACACTGATGCAAAAATTTGCATGACCTACAATATATGGACAAGAAGTAGATCATTTGCCAACTACCAGATCAATACGTCTAATGCCACAGACGGGCATTTTATAGTCAATCCTAGTGATTTTGCGCCACAGCGCACAGTGCCACCATCGACTGACCCCAATCAAGTTATTGCGTTTGTAAATCCCAATAATGGTAGGTTTATGCTTGGAACCAAGCAGATTCCGACCTTTACCATGTGTGCCGCTATTCATCCCGGCTACCAAAACAGAAGCGTACCGTGTCAAGCAGCAACAACAGCAAACATTACCCTATCGGGTGTGCAAACTATTGATGGAGTTGCGCTTGGGGTCAATGGGATTGTTTTGGTTAAAAACCAAACAACGTCCTCGCAAAACGGAATCTATCGCGTTCAGAGTGGCGCATGGACTAGATACAACGAAACAAACGGGACTGGTAATTACACTGTTTGGACTGGATTTTATTCAGGAGGGAGAGCGGCTAGATTCCACGTCTATTTTGGAACAACAAACAAGCAGCAAGATTTCGTATTCTCAGGCGCAACAACCGGAACTGTAGGCAGCACAGCCATTACGTTTGCGAACGCTGACAGATGGGATTTTGGACCCGATCCGAACCATGACTTTTTGGCCACATACTGGGACGGCAGCGCGTTTGCAGGTCAAAAAATACAACGGACTAGTCCAGCATCAGGGTGGGTGAACTATTCTGATGAACGAGTCAAAACCATAGTTTCTGACATTGAGAATGCAACTGCAAAGGTATCTGGTTTACGCAGTGTCATCGGGTACATGAACAATGACTCGAAACAGGTAAATATACCCATGCTGATTGCCCAAGACGTGCAACAGGTATTACCGCAAGCGGTATTTGAAGACCATGATGAAGATAAAACTTTGTTGTTGAGCTATCAATCCGTCATCCCGCTACTGGTTGCAGCCATTAAAGAGCTATCAGCAAAGGTTGAAGCACTGGAGGCCGCTAACAATGGCTAAGTATTACACCATTGACCTGCTGACCCCTCCCGGTAGCCAGCTAGGGTCTTGTGTCTATCAGGTATTCATCGAGAATACTAAAACACTGACCACGATCTATTCTGACGCTGCGTGTACTACTGAGATACAGCAACCGGCGGCTGTAGTCGATAACAACATCGCGTTTTATGTAGTCGATAACTCCATAAGCTACGATATCGTTATCGGTGGCGGCAACCTTTGCCAGAACGCATGGATATACAATATCAAGGACCTTCCCGGTACCGTCTGGGAAATGGCCGACACGCTCTGGCAGAACAACACGGCCGCATGGGCGGCTGCTAACC